GAAACTTAGTGATTTCAAATACCTAGACAACGATGAGGGAGCAGCGAGTCTCATAGCACTGAAGAAGGAAGTGGAGGATGAGACAGATGCATTGGAAGACAGTGATGAGTTCGTTGAGATGGAAGAGAACAAGAGGAAGTTGAAAAAAGAGAGAGATTCTCTAGAGAGACTATCCAAGAAACACATTCAATATCGTGATATGAACCCTGAACTATTAGATAGATTGAGACAACTCGGACAATATGATGTTCCCTCAGATGAGGAAATGCAAGAACACAAGAAAGACTTGGAAAAAAGCAGGAAGAAAATTAATCTCTTGAGAGATAGAATATCTGAATTAGAACCTGAGATTAGAGCAAAAACTGCTCAATTGAAAGAGAACAAGAAAAAACTATTGGGATTCGAGCAGCAGATATCAGGTGTCATTGAGGGGATTGTAGATTATCTAGATGAGTTAGATGCAGAAGGCCGACTATCCTCGAACAATAAATTTGTGAAGATATTAAAGCCATATGTGGCTATTGCTAAAGAACTAGATTTATATGTTGACAAGGATGCAACTGATTTCATGGCTATGGCTGAGTTGTCCGTGGGTAGTGACTTCGACTTAGACGCAGCGTTGAGGGAGGTGAAGGCAAATGAGTGACTGGATGGAAACAATACGAAAGGAGAACTCACCACTCTTGGAGAAACTAGACCCCAAGATGAAGAAGCGTGTCAAGAAAACTCTACAGGCAGCACAGCCAACAGAGTTCTTCGGGCAGGACTTCACCAAACTAGGAAATCTGCTTGAGACGGTAAAATCAGTCGGGGTCGAGAAGAGCGAGAACAAGAAACTAGAGGCTATGGAGGAAAAGAACCTTGAGATAGTAGCCAGTGCCGCTGAATTGAGGAAGGACTACGAGACTCTATACAATCAAATACGAAGCATGATTTACCCAAAGAAGAAAGGTGACTTGAGATGACAGAAGAGAATGAGATGATGCTACTCCTGAAGGAGTTAGTCGATAAAGTGAAGCAGTTAGAGAAAGCCGTATACGACAAGGACAATCTGTTGATGAAGTCAGGCTATGTCGTAGTTGATACTCCAACACCAAGCATGTCTGCTAATGGTGTTCCCATAGGGGATAACATCTCCAAGATGTCTTGGGATGACATACACAAGATGGTGGAGAACGTAAGGTGATTATATGATACCGGAGAAAGTGACGATTGAGGAAAAAGCAAGAGAGATGGTAGCGAAGGCAAAGGAGACACTAGACCACTATCAGCATCTAGGTCAAGGAGAGGATGTCACTGGTGAAGAGGTCAAGGTGAAAAGACCCGCAGAGAATCCCAAAGAAGAGAAAGTAGAGAATCCTGATGCTGGCGAAGTAGTAGAAGGGTAAGACATGACCACTTCAGGAGTTGCGTTTGAGAAAGACGCAGCGTTTACGAAGCGAGTTCTTGATGTCTTTGAGAAGATACGCTTCTCGTATCTCTCTGCGTTGGAAGACCCGAAGGAATACAGGAACGAGTGGAAGAAGGCAGTCAACAGTGTAAGGAAGACCTTTGATGACCTGAATGACTTCACACGCGAATTGAAGAAGTACGTCGATGACAAGTATCTCTTCGACAATGAGGTGGAGAATCCCACCAGCATACAGGCGAAGAAACTCTATGATGACATAAAGAGAATGAGGTTCTCATCCAAGAAGATAAGCGACCCATTCAGCGAGCAACTCGGAGACAATGTTCTCGATGAGTTGTTGGAGAATGAGAGCATGATGATTGCATTCCTCCACTATGCGATAAGAAGCGAGACGCTATCGATAAAGGATAAGGCATGGAAGAAACATGGGCTGAAGCCTGACGAAATAACATCGGGATACAAGGGGCTGGATTTGGAAGTAGATGATATCGCTCTATACATAATGGAGCATTATGGTGAGGGGAAAGATACTGAGAGGGTCGAGGCCAAAGTAGACTCAGCCATGAAGAAACTAGAGAAACTCTACTTCGAGGACCATACAGAGGAAGAGTGGAAGAACCTAGTTGCTCTAGATAACAAATTGAAGAAGTCGGAAGAAGAGAAATCAGAGGTTGATTTCTACATCCCGAACAAACCGATGTACAGGATATTCGAGATAGACGATATGAAGTACATCAAGGGTCTTTCCGGTGAGTTCGTAGTGCAAGAGAAGTATGATGGGATGAGGATTCAGATACACAAGAAGGGCAGTAACATCAAGATATTCTCATTCAACAAGAAAGACATCACCGAAAAATGCAAGAAGCAAGTCGATGAGATGAAGAAGAAGCATTTCGGCGATTGCACATTGGATGCTGAATTAATCGGCTTCAGGGGAGAAGAGAACCTGCATCGTGCTGATGTCGTATCTCACATATTCAAGAAGGAAGTTCCTGAGTTAGAACTCAGAGCGCATGTGTTCGATATAATGTATCATGAGGATAAGGTGGTAGCAGAAGAACCTCTCAGAGAGAGGATAAACATCCTGTTCTACCAATACTCGCAACACTCATCCGAGAATCTAGCATTCCCCTCAAAGAAAGATACGAGGATAGCGGATTCCATTGAAGAGGTGGATAAATACTCGAAGGACATAATGGAACTACCAGCATCCGAGGGAGTGGTAATCAAGGACATAGAATCAACCTACTATGTGGGAATACAGAAGAACCCCAAGTGGATTAAGTGGAAGAAGTTCGTTGACTTGGATGTGATTGTTCTAGACAAGAAGAAGACGAACAGCAACCTCTTCTCCTACTCATTGGGAATAGGGCCAGTGACTGCTGAACAAGCAAGGGAGAATAAAACAGTGGAAATGGATGATGTCGCGTATGTTCCCGTAGGCAGGGCATTGAATACGAAGCAATCTGTTGATGTGGGCTCAATCGTGAGAGTGAAGGTAGACGAGGTGAGAAGAACCGGAAAGGGATACTCGCTCTATTCCGCCAAGGTGATAGAGATACCTGAAGTGAAGGAATCAGACAAACTACAGACATTGGAGATACTGGCCGATGAGAGCAAGAAGTCTCTCATAGAGGAATCGAAGAACTACTCTGTAAGGATGGAAGGGCTGAAGAAAGCCATAGTCACCGATGGAATACATGGTGATGCAGAGATAATACTCAAATCGGATTTAGACGGCTTTCAGGTGTATGGCATCGAGGGAGATGACTTGATGGCTAAGAATGCCCTGTACGACATAGACATATGGAAAGAGGAATTGACCGAGGTAATCAAGACCATACGCTCAGAACTGAGAATAGGGATATTCCAATTCCTGAAGGAGAAGGGGAAGCCAATGCCATACAAAGCCATATTGGAATATGTCAAGGAAAACCATGAGGACAAATTCGAGGGATATGCCTTCGACGGCGACCAGCAGAAATTCAAGAAATGGCTCATGACACAGAGGTACTTCGTATATGATAAGCAAAAAGACACATTTGAGGAAAACGAAGAAGTCATCGTAAAGGATGCTAGTCAGAAGATGGGCAAGTTCGTCGTGAATAAAAGAAAGGATGACAATCTAGACTTGGTTCTGATGTACGATGATATGCGATTCGGCTGGACTATCGATATAGAAGACACCGAGGATATATTCAATCTGTTCGGCAAATCGAACAAATACCCTGCTGAGATATCCACGAACCTACAGGGCGGAGACAAGATAGACGAGGGGGATGTAGAATTCGGGGTGCAAAGACACGGATACCATGAGTATAGATTAGATGGTGACAAGTTCAAGACGAGACTACATGCTAGAGTCGTGCCAATAGACGGCGAGGATTCTTGGATTGTTTTCACAGGGATAAAGCAGGAGATGCTTGATTCATCAGAGGATGACGGTTTAATTGATATAACTAAGGATAGGAATAAAAAGTTAACACTATCCAATGCTGAGTGACGATTCTATTAAATACCATAAATGAGAATAAGCGCAATCGTGCTAGAGCAGCCAGTTAGAATTGTTAGGCAAGTCGAGCCAGACTTCTCTATTCTAAAAGCCGATAATCTAGTGATAGGCGGCTATGCTTCTATAGAGGTAGTTGACAAGCAAAACGACCTAATAACACTAAAGGCTCTAAATGAGGCTGTAGAGAAATTCATGGAAGACAAGAAGTTCAGGAACGTCATGTCAAATCATTCCAATGTACAGGTCGGTGAAGTAATAGAGTCCTACAGAGATACCAACGGAACTCTTCACAAGACCCACGTTGATGACGTTGGGTTCTATGTCGTGATAAAACTAAGAGACGACATAGAGAAGGCCAAGGAAATATCAAGGGGAATCCGAAAGGGAACCCT